ATGAACATTGAACAAGCTATAAAAGATGAGTGGACAACGTTTCAAAACTTTGTGGAAATGCTACAAGAAAGAAATTCTATTGTTTTTGACGGTCATCAGCAAGAACACGTAGCTATTTTTTTAATCAACAAGTTTCTTACAGACAATATTGAAGTTATTTTAGATGCTCAAGATAAAATTCTTCTTCAAGCAAAAATGGAAGCTATGAACTTTGATAATTTTGAAGATAATCTTAAAAAATTGTCAGAAAAAATTGATGAAATTTACAAATAACAAAAAAAGTTCGGGATGACGATTAGACGTTGAAGACGCCAACGCACCCGAACTTTATTTTTAAATTGTTGGAATATTACCTAATATTTGATCTGTCGCTTTCTCTTCTTCTTTCTTTATTTCGCTACAATCTACGAAAAAGTTAATATTTTCATAAGTTAACTTCATAGAACATTCTGAAAAAATATCAACTACATAACCCATCTTTTCAAATGAATCAGATTTTAGAGAAGAAACCATCTCTTTTGTCTCTTTGTCAAAAACTGAAATAAAAGCTATATCTCCTATCCAATTTCTAATTTGTAATAATTTTCCATCAAACGGATGACTTTGATTTAAGTATTTAATCTCAACAGGTTCTTGTTTTTCAACAACTACAGAATTAATATTTTCAGAATCAACAAAATTTTGCAAAGGCTCAGTTTGTAAAGTCTGTATTGAATTATTTTCAACAGAAACCATCTCAAGCTTATCAAGTTCAACACCGTCATTAAGATCTTTATCATCATTCAAAAAAGAAAAAGGATTTAAAGATAAACCGCCGAGAGTAAAACCATAAACCAATCCAGCAATCATTATGTAAAAACAGATAAAAGGCCAAGTAAACCAAATTGACTTTATACCGTTAACATCAGAATCTTCATCAATTTCACCTTTAGATAAAAGATGAGACTTATAACATTTAAAAACGTCTTTTGGATACGTTCCCGTTTTTTGACCTATGATCGTCCTTTGTCTATCACAATCTCGAACGTAAACAGAAAAAGAATTTTTACCAATTTGTCTTTGTTTCTTAACTTGATAAAATGTTTCGACAAATCCCAAAACATCGCTTGGGATACGACTTGGATCTTGTGTGATTAAATAAATATCATAACCAGCTTGTCGATGCGTTGAAAAGAATTCTTCAATCTCTATAACTTCATCTTTTTTTCTTTGTTTGTTTAATGAAAAATGAGCTTCGTCAACAATAACAACAGGAGCTTGACCTTTGTCATTTCTCCAATCGTCTAAATAGTCAGAAGCTTTTAAAAACGTATCAGAAAAGTCACCCTTTTCAGAATGAACAATTCGGATAAGTTCTTTATCAACGTCCAACACTTCCGTTAAATACTTAACATTTAAAGAAAGATTAGTAATTATTTTTCTTTGTTTTTGTATCAATTCTTTCAAAACTACATTTTGGACAGTCCAACAGCTTTTACCACTACCAGGCTTTCCATAAACCATAAATACAGCCATTATTTACTCCCTAGTCTCACAAGTGGTATTAACTGCAATATTAATTTAATCGCATGAGCACTTAAAATTATTGCGAATACTTGTCCCAAGCCCAAAGCACTTGCGCCTTGAACTAATTCACTTGGCAATTTGTCATAATACTCAGTAAAATCCATAAATTGCATAAGCTCAGATAAACCCTCAAGAACTAACAAAATAGCACCCATAACAGCGTCAAAAATGAATAAAAACACATCATTAAATAACGCCAAAAAGCCACTAAACAAACCAATAAATAAATCTTTTATGTAATTCAACATATTACTTAACATTTTAATTCTCCTTAAAAAACTTGTCTAAATGCATAAATAGAAGCGTAAATTAAAAGTAACGATTTTATCAATGCAATAATATTTATAGTTCTATTTTCGCCCATTGGAATTTTTTCAAGATCAATAGTATGTTTTCCGAAATCCACAATATCACCAACTTTTACATCTATAACGAATTTTGGAAAAGAACCACCATCGCCAAAAGGGTTTAATGACGCTATAAATTGACCTAAAGGTCCGTTGTTGTAAGCCGTTATGTGTTTATTTAAAACGCCTTGGAATCCGTCAGGATATTTAGAAACATACCAACCAGTTAAATCTCCAACCTCTCCAACGTCGCCCCAGTCCGTGCCAGTTCCAGAGCCATTACCAGAACCATTTCCAGAACCTGAACCCGCTTCATTCTCACCAACACCAGAACCCGTTCCCTCGTTTGTTCCACTATTCGGAGGACAATAAGCACCAACAACACAAGGCTTTTGTTCAGTGTTAGATCCATCTCCTAATATTTCTTCTTTATCTACTATAATTTGACTTTCAATTATTTTTTCAGAAATAATATTTCCGTCGCAATCCTTTACAATTATTTTCTTAGTTATGTCTTTAATGATTTGGTTAGATGTTTCAGTTGTCGTATAACCAACGTCAATAGATTCCGTTGTTATTTCACATTTTCCATCTTCTTCAACCTGCTCTTGAGAAGTATCTTTTCCAGCAGGATCGCAATATTCTTCTAAATTCGCACCTACCCAATAGCTCGAATCGTCAAATTGAAGCTCGCACCATTCTTTAAAAGTATGGTCTTGATTATTATCTTCATAACAGTATTTTTCAGGAAGTGGAGACAATTCAGAACCACTTTCACCAGTAAATTGATAAATTGTTTTGCGACAATCAACAGCATCAGGCGTTATGTCAGATGTTGATATTTGCTTAATTGCAGATTTGCAGTAAGCGAAAACTTCAAAAGTTGTACAACCGCCTTGATCATTAGTAAAACAGTGAACCCTCTCGGCAGGAACACTAGACAAATATTTACGTGCTTGTTCAACCATATAATCATGAGTACAAATACCATCAGGATTTGAATCAGTCATAGGACAAAGATATATATTCAAAGCATCACTACCCGTAACTTGTTCAGCACTCAAAGCACGTCTTACAGAGTAATCAATAGCTTGTTCAAAAGGATAATAAGCATAAGTTAATTTGTCTTTTATCTCTTTTCTACCACAAAAAAATTCGTCAAAAGCAATAGGCGTTAAGATTCCATCGGGATCAGGATCAGGATCAGGATTTGGATTTTCAGAACCATCTATATTACCAAACCAACTTGAACAGATATAATGACCCTCATTCAAAAGTCCAGACGGAACTTGAATTATTTTTTTACCAGCGTCAAAGCAAGTTTTAATTGTGTAGTCAGGATGAAAAGTCAAATATCTACTATGATAAATACGTTTTAAACTGCCAGAATAATAAAGTTGTATTAAAAAATTAGGAGCTTCATTATCAATGTGAGAAAAAGGATTGAATTTTGCAGGATCAAAATCGTTATAACGACCAGAATAAAAATCGTATTGGTAATCAACCCAAGATAAAAATATTTTATCTTCAGAATATTTAGCAACTAAAATTGGATCGGAATTAGAATAAGCATAGCTTTTTGATGGAATTAAGAAAAGCGCAACAAGGATTGAAGCGTAAAAAATATTTATTAAAGAATTTTCTTTATCATTTTTAAAGAATTGAATTATTGTTTTTATGTGTTCCATTTAAACTCCTTAAGACGTTATAACGTTTTTAAGACCGTTTAAAAAAGCCATTGCAGCAGCAGCACCAACCAAAAACCAAATCGAAAAAGATAAAGATTCAGCAGCTCCGTTGAAAGTTGTAAAGTCCATTTTTAAACTCCTTATTGTTTATTTAATTTTGGTAAAAAAAAAGGGACTTTCGTCCCTAATTTTTCAAACGGCATTAAGCACGGTTGATCATACTTCTTGCAAAAACGAAAGCTTTCTTAGCTAAACCAAAAGCGATTATTGCACCACCAGCAGAAACTAAAAATACGACTAGCGAAGTAATGTCGAAAAGTGCAGTAATCTGCTCGACAGGTGTTGAACCAGTTTGAACGTCCATAATTATTCTCCTTTTTTTGTTATTATGAATGTGTTGACCATTAATCAAATGATTAAAGTAATATGTTATTTAATCTTTTATTATGAATAACGTATTAGATTAATCACTTGACCTATCACCCAACCGATAAACCAACAAACGATAACGGCAGCAAAGCCCGTTTGAAAAGCGGAGGAATGATCAGTGATAGTAAAATTAAAATCCATTTTTATTTTTTCCTATAATTATTTCTTTTTTTGTTATAATTGTTATAGTTTTTATAATTGTTATAGCGTTTTTTCTTATAATATCTCTTTTTATTTTTAGGCTTATAACTATAAGAATCATCATCATCTTCATAATCAACTTCTCGCAACATAGCACGAACCAATAAATACGCAATGTAACCTAATTTAAAAGCGATTAATGAACCAGCAGCAGCAATAAAAAACGTTATTAAAGAGCTAATATCGAAAAGTGCAGTTACTTGATCTACTGGTAATTGTTCCATAATTATTCCTTAATTTTAGGTAATTCAGAAAGGTAATAAGTTAAATACTTATCACGATGATTAACCCAAAAAGCAGCTTCAATTTCTTGTCCTTTCAAGCTTTTCAAATATTCAATATTTTCTTCAGTAACTAATTGTTTAGGAACTTGAATAAGAACATCAGTCCCATTATCCATTTCAATTTTTAAATTATACTCAGTCCAAGACTTGTCTTGATATTGTCTATCTTTAAATACAAGTTTACGTGATTCACCTTTAACGAACATTGACATTATTTTTTTCCTTAATTTTATTGAGAATAAGCTTCCTTTTTTGAATCAATGAATTAACTTTATTTTGATAAACAGAATCATCAAAAATAATCCAATATTTAATATCAGACTCAATTCTTTTTAATTGATTAATTAAGTCATGCATAAAAGAACCTTATTGTTTTTATAATAACGTTATATATCTAAAAAAAAGTTTGTCAAATAAATAGCTTGAAATAATTTTAAAAAATGGTTTTATGTATTTAAGAATTATTAAACTGGAGAAAATGAAATGAAAAAAATATTATTGGTAAGCGTATTAATTTTAAACGGTTGTGCCAGTCAACAAAATTTTAATGAAAATAATTTTTCAGAAAAATCAAATGAAATATTAACAAATAAAATTAACGAAATGGTAAGTAAAAACGAAGACTATCAAGAAATTGACTTGAAATTAATTGAAGTTATTGATGAAAAAAATTTTGAAGATGTTGATATAGAGTTTAATTTTACGAGTGAAGCGACTTTAAAAGATTTAATAGATGTGTTTGAGTTCTACAACATCAATACAATAACAAGTAATTCAATAGACGTTAGTCAAAAAATAAATATAAATTCTTTTAATGGTAAATTGTCAGACTTATTAAATGCTACAAGTGAAAATACAAACTTAACTTTCATACAAAAAGATAATTTCTTGAATATCCAAGAATTGAAAAACTATAAAATTAAGGTCGTTCAAGATAAAGACATAATTGATTCAGTTAGATTAGAGTTGGAAAAATTAGAGAATAGTATCAAAGAACTAATTGTAAGTGAGACCGCAGGAATCTTTAGTTTTAAAAGTGACTATAAAACTTTTAAGAAAATTAAAAATCTAATAAATGAAATTAATGACAATACAAGCCTAATAAACATTGACTTAAGTATTATCAATGTTGAATTAAAAGAAAATCAAGGAAATGGATTCGATTGGGAAACTCTAAACGTTGTAGCAAACATAAATCCAACAGAATTAATAGAAAAAGGATTTAGTCTAGTAGGTGGTGATAAATTAAATATTCAATCAACTAAATTTAATATGAGTGTTGTCATGAATATATTAAACACGTATGGAACAAGCGAAACACTACAAAACACAAGCATAAAAACCTTATCAGGAAAAGAAGCTACATTTAAAACGACAGAAAAAACTCCATATATCGACAAGGTTGAAGTTTCGAACAACGGAGAATTTACAGAAACAGGCTTTACAACAAAAGAAACAGAAACAGGTCTAGAAGTTAAAGTATTACCTTATTTTGACAATTATTCAAAGATGGTAAACATAAACATTAATGTCTTAAACAGTTCTCTAAAAGGCTTCCTAAGCATAATAAAAAACGATATAGAGATACAACAACCTCAAACAGAACAACAAGACTTTAACAGCGTTATAAGACTAAAAACGGGTGAAACAAGCGTAATTGGTGGAATTGTGTATTACTCAGAAAAGAAAACGGGAAATCACATACTAAATGAAATAACACAGAGTAACAAAACAGAAGTAACAAAAAACGCACTTTTTTTAATAATTAAACCAAGTGTAAAAACATATATCCATAACAACAAGGAGAAAAAATAATGGAAAGTATAACAATTGAAGAATGTTCTAAAGCGGTAGAAATAGCATATACAAATAACGCAATAGTTTGGATTGTTTTAATCATCTCTTACTTTAGTAGATGGTTATTGAAAGACGTTGAAAATGAAAAACTAGACTATACAAAATTAAACAATAAACAAATAGACAATCTAATAAACAATCATGAGTCTAAAGTAAAAGAACTAAAAAAAATAAAAAGCCTTAAAATAAGCAATAATACGTGTGGAAACACTTAATGTAAATTAACCAAGGTCAAACGCTACGCTTATTGACGATTTAAAGCCCTTTGCGGGCTTTTAATTTACCTTTGATATATTATCAGCAAAAAAAAAGAGAGAGTGTAGGGCACTCTCTTTGTTTTAATTTAGTTTAATTATTTTTAGGAACAATTAATATTCCTATATATAGTTATATAAGAATAATAGGTTTTGTCAATAGTGTTTTCGAAAATTATTTGTTTTTAATTTCGTATTTAATAAAATCAAGATGTTCTATATTTAAAGATTGTTCAAAATAAACATTATTTTCAAAGTGAATAACAAGTAAATTCGAATCAAATACATAGTCAGTTAAACCGTCAGAGATTGCGTAATTTTTACCAATAGGCTCACCATGCTTATTCAAGAAAGATGTTCTAACAAAATTAAAACTTTCAGAAATATTCATAAATGACGAGTAATCATTGTCTTTCACAAACTCCAAAGCTTCTTCCATAACACCAGCTATAGAAGAAGTTAAATAATGTCTACTATTTTGAACCTTACGCAAAAAACGCCAAACGCTTATTTTATTTTTAAAACCAAAAAAGCCATAGGCTCTATAATTCCATAAAGAACGATGAAAAGAAACTTTGTCAAATGATGATTGTTCATCATCAATAAAAGTTCCATTATACTCTTTAACAGAGCAAGTTTTCATAATGTATTTAGTTATGTAATTGATAACGCTATTTGTTTTTTTATCGTTAACTAAAACATCAATTTTACAAGAACGGTTCGTATAACCAAAATAAGAAAGAAACATTCGATCAAGCGTAATTTCTTTGTTTGATAAAATTTCGTTTTTAATTTGGTTGTATTTACCAAGCTTGTTTAATGTTTGGTAAGTTGTCATATTCTTAACAAGAGAATCATTTTCTAAAAACTCAACTTTTGTAAGAACTAATAAGTGTTGATGTATTCCACCCTTTTTATGAGGTTCACGACACCAAACACCAATTAAAGGAATACCCTTTCTATTAGCGTATGATTGTAAGTTTCTCCAAACTCGTTGAAGTTGTTTAGCGTTGTCAGATGGTGTAGTAATACCATCCCAATGAGTTTTATCAGATTTATCATAGGCACGTGGTAATTGCTCAGGACGATTTGTAACAGTTACAAATCTTGCACCCCATTCACCATCAGAAGTAATGTTTTGTATGTGTTTTTTAATAACCATCAATTCATTAATTTTGTTTTGTTTTGTCTTGTTTTGCATATCCAACAAAGATATTTGTTCAACATCATCATCTTCACCAACCTCAATAAAACGAGATGCTAAGTATTCATTAGATTTTTCTTTTTGTTCAGTCATTAATTTAAAAATAGTTTCAGACATATATTCAGAAACGTTACCTCTTTTTATTTGAAGTAATTCTAATTGTTGTTTGTATATTTTAGATAAACGACCAAAAACAAGATTAGAATCTTGCATTTTTTTAAGAGCTATAATTTCAGCATTTTCAAGATTTTTATCTTGAGGTAAAAAAGAATCAAAGTCTAAACCATAAAATTCAAAATCAATTCTTGATTCAAATTGTTTAGACCAAATAGAAAATAACTTAGAAACTAAAGAAAAGTCTCTTGAGTTTAAAATGTCAATTGGATTTGTATTTAAGTCTATTTGAATAGTTTTATTGATTTGATTAAATACTTGTGAAGATATTTCATTAGCATTTAATAAGTCATTTAAAATATTTGATTTAGCATCAGAACCAAAGTTCCAATCATAAGAAATGTAATTGTTTAATTGATATTCTTGATTTTGTTTTTTACTTGCGCCATCAAGAGAGCGCAAATACTCTAAATATTGTTCCAT